GATAATATTCTTGACACAATTAAAAATAGATATGATAAATTAACTGTATCTACTTTAGCGTTAAAGAATATAAATGAACTTCTTGATAAGGCTCAAGAAGCTGAGAAGAAAAATAAAAAATAGTTGTGCAACCTTTATAGGTGGCAACTGCCAAGTAAATAAGTAGATTAACTTGACCTTCCTGCGGGAAGACAATTTAGTATAAGAAGCTGAAAATACAAGGCTTTTATTAACTAACCATAAATTCAAAGGAGAATATATTATGGCAAATGCAACACCAGCGAGTATACCACAGATAAACTCAACGGGTACAGAAGACGCATTGTTTTTAAAAGTTTTTGCGGGAGAAGTTCTTACTTCTTTTGACAGAGCTTCAAAAACAGGCGGAGCAGAGTTAGTTCGTTCTATCTCTAGTGGTAAGTCGGCAACCTTCCCAGTTATGGGCAGAATTGAAGCGGCTTATCATACAGCAGGAGCAGAAATTTTAGGCTCAACTGCTAACCACAACGAAAAGGTTATTACAATTAATGACCTTTTAACATCTTCAGTATTTTTATCAAATATTGAAGAAGCAAAAAACCACTGGGACGTAAGAAGTGCATACTCAGCCGAAATTGGCAGAGCTTTAGCTTTTGTTAAAGATAAACACGTTTTACAAACTATTGGTCAATGTGCAATAGGAACTACACCTAACGTAACAGGTGGAGATACTACAAGTAACATATTTGACGCTAACATAGCTTCAGCAACAGATGCAACTGCCGCTACGGCGATGATAGGTGCTATCTTTTCTGCGGCTAAACAGTTAGACGGAAATTATGTTCCAGCAGAAGGCAGAAAATGTTTTCTTAGATTAGAAGAATACTACAAATTAGCAAACGCTACAAACGTTATCAATGCTGATTTCAGTGGTAAAGGTTCAATCGCAGAAGGCAAAGTTGCAAGAGTAGCAGGAATTGATTTAATTCCAGTTCCTCATTTTGTTGAAACAAATGTAACTTCAGGAGTAGACGCAGGTTCAGCTACAGCAGGTGGTTCAACACCTCAAGCTGTGGATTTAAGAACATTCGTAGCTCTTGTGTCACACCCTTCAGCAGTTGGTACTGTTAAACTTATGGACTTGGCTGTTGAGTCAGATTATGACATCAGAAGACAAGGTACATTAATGGTCGCTAAATATGCTATGGGTCACGGGACTCTTAGACCTGAAGCGGCTGTAGGAATTAAAGAAGCGTAATAGTTTCTTTATTACACCACAATAGATTAGGGGGAGCAATCCCCCTTTTCTACTTTATAATAACTTCAAGATATGCCTAGTGGGTATCTTGATTAACTCGCCTAAGAAAGGGGGAAATATGACACTAGACTTAACACCATTCCGAGCTTTTTCGGTAGGTTTTGATGACCTATTTGATGAGCTTAGAAGTTTTAAGACAGTTGGTTATCCACCATATAACATTGAAAGAATGTCAGATGGTATATATAACATTTCAATGGCTGTTGCAGGGTTTTCAAAAGATGACCTTACAATTTCTGTCAAAGAAAATGTCTTAAAAGTAAAAGGAAAGAAAGAAAGTAAAGAGAAAGATTATCTTTACAAAGGTATTGGTGAAAGGTCTTTTGAACAATCATTTAAACTTGCTGAATTTACGGAAGTAAAAGAAGTTAAGTTAGAAGATGGTGTTCTTAATGTTTCTTTGATTCAGGATTTACCTGAAGAGAAGAAAGAAAAGACTATCAAAATATCTTAAATCTAAGAGTCTAGGGGGGAGTTAAATCCCCTCTAGTTAATTTAACAAAGAGGATATAATAAATAATATGCTAGATAAAATAAACGCAATAGCTCTTGAAACAAAACATTTTTGGACTAGACACAAAAAAATTGTTCTTGTTTTTGGAGTAATCTTAGTAATAGCAATAATAGTATAGACGATGGCAACACAAATTACACCGACGACTGAATTACAAACAGTTAATCAGATGCTTTCAGTTATTGGAGAAGCTCCTGTAAATGCAATTACAGGCACAGTAACTACCGATGTATCTGTCGCTAAAAATATTTTAGATGAAACATCTATGTCAATTCAGTCTATGGGGTGGAATTTCAACACTCATTATGCTTATACATTAACAAGAGATACTGATAATAAAGTACCTCTACCATCTAACTGTGTTCAAGCAGACGCATCTGCACAATACCGAGATAAAAACTTGGTTATTCGTGATGGTTATTTATACGATATGGATAATCATACAGATGTATTTGGCACAGGCACAACCCTACCTACAGTGGACTTAGTCTTAGTCCAACAATTTGAACAACTCCCTGAATACGCAAGGCAATACATAGCCGCTAAATCAGCGAGACGTTTTGCTTCAAGATATATTGGAGATAAAGGCTTAGCTGAATTGGCAGGAAATGATGAACAAGAAGCATTAGCTTCTTTTAGACAAGCGGATAGCAGAAGTGCTGATGCAAATATTTTAGAAGGAGATACTAATACTTTTTCAATAATAAATAGGACTAGAAGGACTTATTAATGGGCGGCGTTGTTTCACAATCTATACCTAATTTTCTAAATGGTATGTCTCAACAAACTCCATCTCAAAGAGGAATTAATCAAGGTCAAGACCAAGTTAATTTCCAAAATAATATTGTAGATGGATTATCAAAGAGACCACCTTTAGAATATATCGCTACATTAGATGCAACTAATGTCTTTCCTAATACAACTAAAATATGGAATATTCAAAGAGATGAATCAAATCGTTACATTTGTGCGTTCTATGACAATGGAGTTAAAGTCTACGACTTGGCGGGTAATGAAAAAACTGTCAGTTATCCTGATGGAAATACATATCTTAATACTACTAATCCTAAAGCTGATTTTCGTATGGTTAATATTGCTGATTACACCTTTGTTGTCAATAAGTCTATTACTCCCACTGCTGATAGTACAACATCTGCGGCAAAAATAGAGGAATTTCACGTTTACTGTAAATCAACAAATTATGGTAGAGAATATAAAGTTGGGGTTAATCACCCTGATATTGTTACAGCAGGATTTACTGAAGGATATGAAGTAATATTTCAAGTACCTACAGGACACGATGCTTCTACAGATAGTAAATATAGAGATACATCTAAAATAATAGATATACTTTTATATGGTACTGCAAGTTCACATTATGATGCTAGTGCTGATGGAATAGCATTTAAAACAATTCGTGTTGATACAGGAGCAACTGTATCTAGTACAGAAGGATTGAATAATTATTCTCCAATCACTTCGGAATTTACTTTTGAACAACACAATTCAGTTCTTTATGGCAAACCTACTGATGGAAATGCAGGTTATACTGTAACAACTGGTGATGGTTCAGGTGATACAGCGATGTATGCTATTAAAGATAAAGTACAAGATTTTACAAAATTACCTTACTATGGAAAAGTAGGAACTATTGTCAAAATAACAGGTGATGAAGGAGATACTCTTTCTGATTACTATGTAAAATTTGAAGGAACAGGTGTATGGACTGAAACACTAGCTCCTGCTACAAGTTTAGGTTTGACAGACACTACAATGCCTCACGCATTGATAAATAATAATGATGGTACATTTACATTTAAAAAATTAGATTGGGCAGATAGAAGTTGTGGAGATGCAACAGATACTAATACTGACCCTTCTTTTGTAGGTAAAACAATACAGAATTTAACTTTTTATAAAAACAGATTAGGAATTTTATCAGGAGAGAATTTAATTCTAGCTGAAAATGCTAGTTATTTTAATTTCTTTGCTACAACAGTTACACAAGTTTTAGATACTGACCCTATTGATATAGCGGCTTCAGGTACTCAAGTTAATACTTTGAAAAACTCTGTATCATTTAATGAAACATTATTATTATTTTCAGATACAGCTCAATATAAACTTGACCACGCAGGAGATACAATTAGTCCTACGACTGCTATCTTAAATGAAGTTTCAAGTTTTGAACACGATGATAATGTAACTCCAATAGGAGCAGGAAAGTTTGCATACTTTGCTCAAGCAAGAACAAACAATACAGCAATAAGAGAATACTATTCTGATGATGATACATTAACAAATGATGGTTTAGATATTTCAGTTTCAGTACAAACATTAATTCCAACTAATGCTTATCAAATTATAAGTAATACAGTTGAGGATTGTCTAGCAATTTTATGTTCTGATACAGCAGATGCACAAGTTGTACCTTATTCAGCAGGTTCAGATGTAACAGCAACTAATGCTGATACGATGTATATATATAAATATTTCTTTGATGGTGGTGAAAAAGTACAAACCGCTTGGTCTAAATGGGAATTTGCAGGTGTTAAAATACTTGGTGGATTTTCAATAGAAAGTAATGTTTATTTATTTACGGCTGAAGGACAAACAACAAAATTATTTAAAGTAGATTTAAGAAATTTAAAAGATGCAACATTAGGTTTTGGTGTATATCTTGACAAGATGGTATCAGTAACAGGTACATATTCAAGTGGCACTGATTTAACAACTTTAACTTCTCCTTATGGAGCTAAGACAGGATTAATGGCTGTTGATAAAACTGATGGAACAGATTATGCTTTAACAAATACAACTGGTTCTACATATACGTTAGTTGGTAATCATACTAACTTATGGATAGGAACATCTTACGAATCTAAGTATACTTTATCTCCTCAGTATGTTAGAGAAAATACTGGAAGAGGACT